CCGGCTTGATCGCGCGGCGCGCATTTTCCCATCCATCTCGCCGGATTTGCGCTCTCGGCAATGGTGTCGGCGCCGTTGGAGCAGCAGAGAGCCCGCTTCTCTGCCGATCGCCGGTCCTGCCCGCGTCCGGCTGTGCCGTGCTTTCGGTCACCTGGCCCGCCATCGTGCCGACACCCTGGGGCGAAACCACACCGTGACCACCGGCAACCGCCGGCATCCGCGCGGCAACCGCCCAGCCCCGCGCCGGCGCTTCGTTGCGCTGGGCAGGAATCGCCAACCCACCGATGGCCGCAAGCCTAGTCTCCGCCGCCCGACCACCAGACAGCATCTCGACCTTCAGCCGCCCAGCGTCGGCCCGCGGGGCGGCAAATTCGCCGGCCGGTGCAGGCATCATCCGCACCGTCGTGGGCTGCGCCAAAGGCGCCGACGCCGCTGGCATGGCAGCTGGGGCAGGCATGGCGGCCTGTGTCCGCGTCTTCGCCGGCCCGCGCCCGTCGGACGAAGCCCGCTCGGCATTCACGCCGTCGGCTCGCCCGCCGCCCGACTGTTGCCCCGTCGCGGTTCCACGCCACGTCATCGGTGCGGCCCCGTGCAGGACCGTGGAACGCCGAAACGCGATCTGATCGCGCGGTGTCGCCAGCGCGCGCACGGCCAGCCCCACGCCCTTGGAAACGCCCAGCTTCACGGCATGCCGCGCGCTCCGACCAACCGCGTCGTCCAAGCGATCCTCCGTGGGCGAACGCCGCCCGTCTTGGTCGTTCACGAATCCTGCCAGGACATGGACTTCCAATCGAAGACCCGGCCATCAAGCTCGCCCAGTGCCACGATCCACGCCAACCGTTCCCGCTCACCCAACCCGAAAGCAACGTCGAACGGCACCCCGTTCCGGACAAGGAATAGGCTGTCCACCAGATCGGGGTGCCTGCTCAGTTTCCCGGGTCGGTCGCCCCTTCCTGCGTGCCATCGATTGTATCCAGCGCGTCCGCCGCAGCCGAAATACCGGCATCGCCCAATCGCCTGACAAGGGATTCGAGCTGCTCCTCCGTCACCGGCGGCGGCACAGGGACCCCGTCGATCGCGGTCACGGAACACGCCAGCAGCGCCATCCCCAAATACGGCGTATTGAGCGATAGCGTTGCGCCCAGCACCTTGAACAAGCGCAGCCGGTCCAAAGCATCCAGTCGACGTATCGTCAGCTTTCGCCCCGCCGTATCGGCCGCCTGGAACTCGCGCGCCGCCTCCGCCATAAACCGGCTGCTCGGCGTCTCCATCAGATGCGCTGCCGCTGCGTCGCGAAGAATTCCAGCTTCTGCTTTACGCTCGCATCGCCACGCCAACTCCCCGAATTCGTCAGCTTGAACACAACACCGCTATATTGATAGGTGGATGTCGATCCGTCGACCTCCTGCACATATTGGTAAACCGTGCCCGCGGGCAGATAGCCCTGCGTGAAAAACGCCTGCTCGGCCGACGCCATGAAGTCATCGACCGCGCTCGTGCCGCGCTCCACTTCAAAACTTCCTTCCCAACCTTTCGGCAATTCGGCACCCATCGGCACCCCGTCCAGCCGGTCCAGCCGGATCGATTGTGTCAGCTGGCGGCTCTCAAAGCCCGTCACGTAGGTCAGGTCCACCCGTCCGAGAGGTCCCATGACCACAAGCTGGCAGTCACGCCCGATGGAAAACGCGTTGATCGGCATGCTATGCCCTTTCGGATGTCATGGATTGAAGGTCACGTTCCCGGCGGATGGCCGCCGCCCATCAACTCGGCAGGATCTGCTGCTGCACGACCACCGTTTGCCCGCCCTCCACATTGACGATGAACTTCTCGTTAATGCCCTGATACTGGACCTGCGCATCGCTCTGCACGTAGCCGATGCTCGTCTGGCTGGGCGGATTATTGCTGCCATCGCATATCACCGAGAATGGCAACTGCCCCGCCGCACTCACCCCGAGTATGCCCTGGTTCAGCAAATTCTGCAGAAAGCTCAGCTGCGTGGCCCTGATTTGCTGAAAAAGCTGCGTATTGATCACCTGACCCACGAACGGTCCCATGCCGGCCGCCAGCGTGGCCGCGATGAAATTGGTCATCCGGCTATAATTGTCGCCGTACACCGCCGGATTGCTGCTCGTGTTATGTCCGCACCGCACGCCCCAATACGCGCCACCCGGTTGCGGGTTGGCGATCACATCGATGCCCGACTGGAACAGCGTCTGCAGCTCCGTCTCGCTATAGGTCGTGTTCTGCCCACTGCCTGGCAGCCCGGATTTCTGGCTGCCGATCACGCTATACAGCGGCTTGTTCAGGCTCGATTGTTCGGGCGACAAATTGGCAAGACGCCCGGCCACAAAACCCTGTGGGGAGACGATGCGGATTTGCCCATTCGTCTGATCGTTCCAGTAAATCCAGTCCCCGAACATCAGCTTGGCCGATGTCGTCGAATTTAGGCCAGATGCCAGAATGACGCTGACCGCATCCGCGATCGTATCGCCCGCTGGCCCCGTCAGGATCATGTAGACGCCTTCACTGGCGCCAAACGCCGCTTGAGTCGACCACTCCGTCGGATCGTCGGTATCCGCCAGCAGGCCTAGGCTGCATCCCTGTCCACGCAAGGCATACATGCCGTGCCTGGGAAGGACATCCTGCCCAACCAAGGTCGCGGCGGTGATCGTGGCGGCGCCATCGGTCCCACCCAGCAGCGGCTGCGGCGTCGCGGTGGCCGTGGGCGCCGTCGACGACGCCGTTCCCGGTGCCGCCACCACCAACTGGGAATTGCCTCGCAGCGGACCCGTGCCATTATTGACCGCACTCACCAGGGATTGCCAGAAGGCGGATGGAGTCGTGTAGGGAATATTGTCGAAAACTTCCGGCAGCACGCCCGGCAGCGAAATCACGAGCTTCCAACCCGTCCGTGAACCGGACGTCAGCGATACCGTGATCGTATTCCCCAACGAGCCCGTATAGCGTGCCGTCAGCAACGCCGCATACGTCCCATTGGAAAAGCCGAACTCATAGCTCGCGGCGGTATCGGTGCCGTCCGTTACCCGCACACAGCGGAACCCGCTCGCACCCTGCTGCACTGCGGTCGCGACGTGCGTCCCCATGTCGTATTTCCGGGCCACAACCGGTCCGAAAGCGGCCGCGTAATCGGCCATCGACCCAGCCACCACCGGCTGGTTCACCGGCCCCCAGCTCGCCGTACCCACCACGCCCACAAGGTTCGTCGGAACCCCGTTCAGCACCAAATTCTGCGGCGCCACAATCTGCACGTACAGATCCGGCACGATCAATGCGGCGGTATTGATGCTGCCCTGCTGGTATATGGTCATGCTTTACCCTCTTGCTGAACGCGTCAGTCACGCGCTGGTACCGCCACTTCTTCCATCAGGTATACGTAGGCACCGTGTTGTAATCGGAATCCCCGAACAGCATCGTCGGCGCCTGGATCATCACGGTCGTCGGATACTCCACCCCGTAGACGAGCTCGCGCCGGTACACCGATGCAACCTGGTCATCATCGAAACTCGCGGTCTTCTGGTATCGCAGCCGCCCCGCACTTCCATCCGCCAGGCTCAGGAAAGCGATCTGCGCCAACGCCGCGCCGATGGCCGCGCACACCGCATCCCGCGCCGCCGGCGATGGCGCTCGAACGGACAAACGGAACGATTGCTCCTGGCGCGACCATTCTTGCAGCAGCGAAGCCACGCCTGCGGTTCGCGCAACCAGCGTAAACGAGCCGGGAATGGTGATGCTCGATTGATCCAGCCAACAGGTTTGGTTCACCCGGACCAGATCGGCCAACGCCGCCGCCACCAGATCGGCGCTATCGCCTTCCTGTGCCGTGTAGATGAAGGGCATGCCGTTGACGAGCAAACCCGCCAGCTCCCCACCCACCGCAACACCGGTAAAACTCGCCGTCTGGCCGGAAGCGCTCGCGCCAATTCCGTTCGCCACGGCAATCAGATTGGTCTGCACGCCCCACCGTGTCGTATCGCGCGTCGCATCGGCGACAGGCAGAACCGTCACATCGACAATGCCCGCCGCGCGGTCGGATGCCAGGCCCGTCACCGGCGGACT